CGTGTAATACTATTTGACGCGCTAGTGTAATTTCCTTCTACAGTAGTCACACGGTTTTCTAATAAACTTACTGACTGCGCGCTTGCCTTCGTAGCTAATGCTCCGTTGACTGTCGTAATATCATTTTGTAAGTTTGTAATCGCAGTACCTTGCGAGGTGTTCACACCTTCAACATTAGTGACGCGAGTCTCAAGGCTTGATAATGCTTGCGCGCTTGCTTTAGTAGCTAACGTGCCATTGATAGTAGTAATATCATTCTGTAATGACGTGATAGAATTACTTAAGCTTGTGATGCTATTACCTTGTTGAGTAACTGTGTTATTCAGCGTAGTGATTGCGTTAGCGTTTGCGGTAATGTTATCGCGGAAAGCTTTAGGGATAGTATCATTTACAGTCGTTACGTCCCAAACTTCATACGACGCGACAATTACGTCAACAGGATTAGACGCACTTGCTACAGGTGGCGTCGCTGTCAAACTGTTAATAGGTCGGAAATGACCTTGCAACGTAGAGCCAGAGTCAGGACCGTGTACGATAACTGAATAGTACGTCTCAAACTTGCCAGTACCTTCGTAATTACCGAGCATACGAACGTAACCGCCAGTACCTAACGGGTTATTGTAAGGCCATAGACGTAAGCCGACTGGAATTTTGACGATCTGTTTGACAAGGAACGTCTTATTAGGTCCACCATACAGGTTAGGCGTATTAGGCAACCAGCCAGAGCCAAGCGCGCCTGTAGAGCGAACAAGAATTTCAAAACCAGACGCTGTAGGATTATCAGTTGATTTAGGTTGACGAACGTATGACGAGCCTGCTTGATTGCTATACGGCGTAAGGTTGTTTGTCGCTGCGAACATAGGGTCGTCACGAAGCGGTTTACCTAATGACTGCAAACGCGTTAATGTATTAACATCATTTAACGTATTATTAGTTACGTTAAGGCTGTTATTTAACGTAGTGATTTGCTGGCTTTGTGATGTTAACGAGTTTTCAGTTTGTACAACGCGGTTATCTAATAATGTCAGCGCAGCAGCGTCGGCCTTAGTTGTTAACGTCTGATTGATAGTAGTTACGCTATTTTGCAATGACGTTAATTGTGTGCCTTGCGACGTTACAGTTCCCTCAACAGTTGTTACGCGGTTTGTCAGCGTAGTTAACGCGGCTGCGTCAGCTTTTGTTGTTAATGTGTTATTGATAGTTGTAATGCTATTCGATAACGATGTAAGCTGTTGAGACTGACTGGTTATAGTGCCTTCTGCTGTAGTAACGCGATTTGTTAACGACGTCAGTGCTGCGGCATCGGCTTTAGTAGCTAATGTTTGATTAATTGTAGTAACGCTGTTATTAAGCGCGGTGATAGCTTGACCTTGGCTTGTAGTAGTTCCGTTTAACGTACTTACTTGACTGTTTAATGTCGTAATAGCGGAAGCACTAGCATCAAGTGAATCTTGAATTGCGCCTAAATCTGGTGCGCCAGCTGCCCACATTGAGGCAGGTTTGTCATCGCCGATTGTTTCTTCAAGCATTAGCGTATCGAGCATTATGCGCGCGCCAGCTGTTGTAAATGTAGCGTTGGCGATTATCGCGATGCTAGCCGCGAACGCATTTGCAGGAGCTGTGACTGCTTTGAAAGAAACAACTTCACCCGCTGCTGTAGCAGTTGCGCGAATATTGTTGGTAGCTTGGTTCGTTAACGTCGCGTTGGCTACACTTACTGCGCCGTTTGCATCGCGAAGGAACCAATAAACCATACAGTAGACGTCCGCTGCTTTCGCTGTATCGAGGTTCTTAAGATACATGCTGAACATGTATTTTTTGCTGCCACGAACGGTTGCACCTGCGGAAGTATTAACAGACACTGTGCTAGTCGAGCCGACATAAATAGTACCATTATTGCTGGTAAAAGTTACGTCATAAGCCTTGCCCTTTATTCGCATTGTAGAGGGCACTAGCGCAATAGTTCGGCCTGCACCTATCACATATGGGGAAATAACTTGCGGGTCGGAAAATGGAGCAATCAGCGCATTTTTGCCCTTGCCTGTGCTGAGATCGGCCCGAAGGGTTACGATATTTGAAGCATTGACATTACCAAGTTCAATAGCCGTAGTTGCTTGAGTCTTGGCGTCAGCAGCTAACTGCTGAGCGGCAGCTGTGGCAGTCTCGTTAGTAGTCAAGCGTCCAGACAACGACGTTAACTGCGTAGTGTGCGAACTTAACGTAGTTGTATTAGTAGTTACTTGACTTTGCACTGCTGCAATAGAAGCGTCAGTGCTTGACTTGTTCGTTGTAATCAATGTCGTCAATGAACTGTCAGCATCTTTGCGTTCTTGCTTTTCTGTTGTAATACCATCTTGTAGAGAGGCAACAGCTGCAATACGTGCGTCAGCTTCTGCTTTATCATTAGCAATTCGAGCATTAGTCTCGTTCGTTAAGGAAATAGCATTTTGGTTAGCTTTAGTTAACGCGCTCTCAGCAGTTGACTTAGCACCATCCGCAGTAGTCTGTGCATTAACGGCAGCTGTAGCTGCTGAATTGGCTTTAGCTGTAGCATTAGCCGCATCTAACTTAGCTTGATCAGCTGTAGCTTTGGCAGCGTCCGCAGATACTTGGGCAGCGTCAGCGTCAGATTGTGCGGCAGCCGCCTCTTGCTTAGCTACAATAGCCAGTTGCTCAGTAGTAGTAATTTTTTCAGCTAAAGCTTGGTCAAGTTCAGTCAAACCGATATGGCCTTCGATGAGGTCCATAATCAAGTCAGGGTCGCTATTGACCGTAGCTTTACGCCACGTCGTATAAGGACCTACCACGCCGTACTTGTCAACAATCGCAGCGCTGAACCAGCCGTCAGTATTCGACGGGACGTTATTTTCAGTGAACGTCGTAGCAGGATATGGAATATCAAAAACTTCATATGTCTGACCAGTCACAACAGCTGGGTCTTGCAATGCTTTGCGTAAGCGTACCGCGCGGCTGTCCTCTGTGTGGGTAGGGTATGTCCAGATATGACGAAAACCAAGTAATATACCTTCCACAAAGTACGCAGTAAGCGCAGGCGGTGGAAATAGTTTACCTTGTACATTAAGCGGCTGTGAATAAGCGTAAGCTGACGCGTTATTAAGCGAGTCATAAGCAGCGACGCGGAAAGTATATATACCATTGTACATATTATCCAAATCAATGTTTAATGACGTCACTCTGCCCACAATCTGCCATTCGTTCCCGTCTTTCTGCATTTCTAGCTGATAGATGACGGCATTCTGCGCTTGTGTCCAGCTGACTGAAATTGTGCAGACGTTGATGTCCTGAATAATCTCAGTTTTGTATGTAGCGATTACTTGAGACGGAGCTTTGAGTAATTTATTCTCAATGATACTAATTGGCGGTAATACAATACGCGCATCGCCGTCAATCGCTGCGTATTTAGACTCTAAATACTGCATACCCGTTAACGAGTATGTCATATCTTTTTGATTGAACTTTAAGTCTGTAATGTAGAACATTTGCGGCATTACAGTAGGCGTCAATAACACCCATTGAAGCTCTGCACCTACTGAGGCAGGCGGCGCGAATTGTAAGTAAACAGTTCGTTTGTTAGCATGAACTGAGGTGATACGAATTGGCGCGGTAGTGCCGTCATCGCGGTTTAGTACAAGCTGTACTTTAGGGTCAGTCACTGCGCCTGCTGGCAATGGCACTTCGCGGTCAAGTGTAATTTGCTGACCTGCAACTGCTACGACACGACCACCGATAACGCGACCTGCTACATATTCATCGGCAAAGTAGAATACATCATTAAGACGCGGCAGCGCGCCTTCCATACCTGTCGTAAACGATACAATATTTTGTTCGTTAATTTCAGAGATAAGTATATGCTGCGCTGTACGTTGTGCTTGACCTTCTGACGTACAACCTAACGCAGTGAAGTTCATATCAACTACACGGTCGCGCGCTAAAATGTTTGTCTTGTCTCGACGTGACGCAATCTTAGACGCGAATTTGTTGTTACGATCATAGTACTGTACGTTTACAAGGTTGTGCTGACCGCCACTGTCTACAGACGAGTATACAATCTCTTTTACGTTAGCTGAGGTGAACGATAAAACTGGTGTACGCGGCACGTCAGCGACTGGACGAATTTTTGTACCGTCCCAAACTGTTTTACTGCGGAACATAGCCGCTAAGTCTTTAAGTACTTTGAACGCGTCTTCGGACTTCTGTAAATAAAGGTTGTTACATGTGAAACGCGGTTCTTGTCCACCGTTACCGTCTGGCACAAGCTGGTCGCAATAACGCGCTAAGCCGTAAAGCTCCCACTTATCAACCATGTCTAGCGTAATACGATTACCTGTACCGTAACGCTTGCTGGTGATTAAATCCATCCATACCCATACTGGATTGTCGGTATAGCTGCGTTTCCACGTCCCGTCCCAAACACCGTTTGAAGTGCCTGTCCCTGACGTACTGTAAACGCGACTTTGCGGATTGTAGTTAGCTGGTACTAGAATATCGGCTTTACCGAAGACGCGCACTTCTAGTTTAGGAATGTTACTGAACTGTTCTGCGCTGTATTCTAAATACAATAAAGCTGTACGAGGGTAACGTAATCTGACGTCAGTTACTTCGACGATAGAATCGACGATTAATTTATTTGCGCTAAACTCGTTGACTTGCTCGCTGTTTAGACGTACTATACGTACTGTATGAGTATCACCTTTAGGAACGACGACATTGTATGTTTGCGACCATCCGTTGATGATCTTTTCTTCAATGGTAAATGTACCAGCTGGCGAGAATGATGCACCGTTCGTTGACGTTTCAATTTTAAATTGGATTACGCCGCGACGCGAGTTACCTTCTTCGTCACCTGACCATAATTGCGGAACACTTACGCGTACATCGAAAGACGTTGTCTCAGCACGCGTAAATGAACGTGACACAGGCGCGGTCAATTTAACTTCGACGTTGACGCTGTTCTCAACTGTTACAGCTGGCAGACCATTAATAACCTCTTGGTCTACTGTACCTGCACGGAAATCAACTTTAACGTCTAAAAGCTTCTCGCCTTCCTCAGACATGATCGGCGTGCCGTCGAGAAAGATGCGCTTAAGCATGTCCTCTTCACTGGCCGCGGTCCACAGTTTAAAACCTGCAATTTCACCTTCACTTAGACCGTAAGTGATACGCATTTTTTGATTAGTGGTTGACGTTACAGCGGCGCGATATGGTTGTTTCTGTTTACTCCCTGCTTTCGCGCCTTCTACATCTAACATCTCTTTCTTATCACGCATAAACTGTAACCTCAGTTGAAATACGCCACGCTACAACAAAGCCACCTACCCAACACTCGCCGTAAGCAACTGGCACACAGTTACCTTGCTCAGTAGTGGTGACTGCTCCCCCGAACCCATAAGACGATCTGTTACCTTCCTCGTCTGCTGTGTCCATATTCATTTTAGGCATCATCATTTGACCGATACCTGACATAGCGATAGCGCCCCCTAGACCAGCGACCATAAGCTGCGTACCAGCTACCCAGCCAGCAGGGTTCCACCATGCGATGACGATAATTGCAATACCTGCAATAGCCATCCATAGACCGTTCCCGCCGCCTGCACCTTGAACATGCAGCGCCATGCGCACAACGGTCATATCTTTATGCGTATTTAAATGCAGAGTCTTTGCGTTCTGCACTGGAATTTCGCTGTCGTCAAGCCATACATGAAAATGGTTAAGACGAACAAACGCGTCGAAGCCGTCTAGCATTTGCGTTAGTGCATAGACGGCTTCGCTTGGTGATTTAGCGTCTAGGACGAACTCTTGCCCGAATTGCTCGCCTAGAACTTCATGTAAAATGACTTTAATCATAATAGCTGCCTGTGCCGTAAGAAGTAAGCTACTGTAGATAGACGTTCTTCGCCTAAAATACATATAGTACTCAATCCATTATACGGATGGTGCAGAAAAAGTCGAGTGCCCACAGCTGGGATATTTTCCTCGCTGGTCAGTTGTCCGTCACTACCTAGGTAAATCAAGGCGTGGTTGACATGTTGCGTCTGGCCCCAATAACAAAGCATCACGTCATGCTTGCGTACTTGGCTCGCTTCAATAGGTACAAAGCCTGCTTCCTTGAAGTTCTCAGCGTACAGGGACGGGCCGTCCGCGTTCTCCCACCATTTATCGTCTCGCTCAAAATCAGGTAGAATAATACCGCATTCACGTTGATAATAATCGCGAACAATGGTATAGCAGTCTTGTTTACCGTGTACGTATGGACGACCTACTAGTGGAGCAGTCGTCGGCTGCCACATTTCAACAGTCTTAGATTCACAGCCGACAATGATGTAAGGTCGTTTCTGAATATTCATTTCTACTGTGTCCTCGCTAGAAGGTTGTGAGCTGCCGTTAGGGTGCGAGTGTACAAACGCGAGAACAGTATGACCAGCTATCGAAAAGCTAGCTACTGTGCGCGCGTGAATACGGAAATAGTTTTTAGGGTCTGGATGTACGTTAGGACATTCTTTGAAAGTTGGTTCGCCAGTATCTTTATCAGCGTATAGTACGCCGCACATTTCATAAGGCTTGCTTTTCGTGCCGATTTCAAGTAAGCGCCATTTCATTTCGTCGCTGAGTTCAAAGTTCATATTTTTAGTTCCGCATAAAGTTAATTAAGAAGCCGCCGAAAGGTAGTACACTGCCTTCGCCGAAGCGTAGGATGCAGTCTGAGCATAACCCGCCGCAGTCATCAAGCGCAAGGCTTGCAACTGGATTTCCTTTTGTGTCGAAGTATTTAGTGCCTGTATAGCCGCAATCCTCGCCTCTGTACTGTCCGCGTTTCGCCCATGTACAAATGTCGTCAATAATACGTGTGGGAATACCTTTGCCTTTGTGGTTTGCTGGCATGTCAAGAGCAAATTCGATATAGTCAGCAGTCTCAAGTGATTTCTGAGTCACCCACCATAACTGCGTCATATATTGTTGAGTACCAGCCTCGTAAGCTTCCAGCGTCGTCATGTAAATGGTCAACTTGGCATCCACAAGATTGTTATATGCGCGGCAAAGCACAGCAAGCGCGCCGTCTTGTCCTGCGATTTTATTTGATACTGTCATCGTCGGCGAGTTGACACTACCGTCACCGCTAAGCTCCATACCGTCGGTTTTAATACCGACAAGAGTGTATGACTGACCCAGCCACACCATTTGATCACTGTACTGTACAACATTATTTTCGTCTACTGTCTCAACTGGACCGTTACTGTGAAAAAGCAACGGTGTATTTACGTTTGGTATTTCAAGCTTGTAAAAGTATAAAATACGATCTACGTCAAGCATCTGAACGCGTTTAGCTAAATTCGTCGCCATGTTATATTCCTACGTATTCATAAAAATTAGCAGATATGCGCCATTTAAGGCCGCTATCGTGTACAAGTGAATATTGCGCGTCTACTTTATATAGACGCGCTGGCTCCTGCGGCATAAAGCGAAAGTAGAATGGGACTGTCGCGTTTGCGTCAAAAAAAGCTTCAATATCTTTACACTCAGTGTATGTGCCTGAATACGCAAACGCTATTGACTTATTTACTTTCTTTAAACCGCTAATCACTTCCTGTTTATA